TTCCAATGCGGTGGCCTTGCCCGCTTTGGCTGCGGCATCGATCTCGGCCGCATCACTGGCATTTGCTTTGGCCGTGGCACGCGCATTGCGATCCGCAGATAGCTCGATGGCGCTGCCTGGTAACGGATCAACGACCGTCGATCCGCAACTATTGAGGCAGAGCGCGATCAGCGCGATCGTCAGCAAGATGACGAGGGTCAGCACTGGCACGGCTCGAAGTTCATACATGTGTCTCATCCCCGTGCCCCCGTGATGGCCTTGAGACTGGCGGTGGTGCGGCGGCTCGGATCAGTCGCGGGCAGATCGACACCCAGCGCAACGGCAATTTTCTCCATCAAATCGCGGTCGGATTCCCTTTTTTCCGCATAGAGCAAAATGGCAGCGATAGCCATATCCCGATCACGCATCGAAAGTTTCGATACGTCTTCGTTCAATCGGTCGATGTCCTTTCGTGCCTCCTTCAATTCTTTGTGGCAATTGGCCTCGCTTTGTTCCATGCGCTCATTCATGGATTTACGAATCGCCTCGACTCTCGCCTCGCTTAACTGCTGGCGTCTGATGTCGCGCTTGTAGAGGTAAACGATGCCACCGACGAGGAATACCACGGCGGAAACGAGTCCGCCAACGGCGGCAAGGAGAGCGGTCTGGAAGTCCATCATTTTCCTAATTAATACTCTGTTGTGTGATCGTTTTTTTTATTTTCGTCTGGCGTAAATTATTTTTTACCAACAGCGGAGATAAGTACGGTTTTATGTTCATGTTTATTTTATCCTACTTCTCAAATAAGCGCATTCTAAAGCCAGCGCTTCCTCATATCGAATACCGTAAAGATTTCCTGCCTTCTTCACTAAAGACATTTCTCCAGTACCCAATCCCTTCTCATCCGTGATTTCTTGGTACTGATCTTGCCACTCGTCGTAACAGAGAATTCCATACGCAAAGGGATCTAGCCCCTCTGATTCGAATGCTTCCTTGACGCGCTGTGCAATCACACCGAAGTGCCAACGAGAAGAACTTCCCTTAGTCTCAACTGCTTCATTAAATTTATATTGCGCGTATTCGACTTTCGACCACGCCCGTAGTACGGCTAAATCTATCGCCTGGATGCCTTGTTTTTGCCGCTCGTCAGAGGTGTTAATTGCGCCCGTCGCAGCATACACAACAGACCACCTGTAACCAGATGTTCCACAAGTGTTTACGTTATCGTTGTAGGGAGCAACATTCCCATCGATCTCTACGCGAGCCACACCGCGCGGACCGCTACTATTTCCGAAAACGGTTATTCTTGTTGTGCCATCAACCTTCAGACAGTTTTGCTGCTTGCCGTTCCAAACCGCGAAATTTCTATATTGAGTGAGGCCGTCAAGGTACCCGTTATAGCTTACATCAATGCCTGCCAGAGCATTAGTATAAAACTCACTAAAGTCGCCATTCGTAAGTTTTAACTGCGTATTTCGCAATGAACTGGCGCGAATAATGTCTCCGCGTCCTTCGATATACACAACAGGATCAGCGGATCCAGATACGTACAGCCGAGATGGATCTAAATTGAAAGCATTGTTGTATGGGAAATTACTAATCACCTGAGCTTGATTTCCTGCCGTTAGACTCAGGAAGCCGTTAGTGTGCTCAATGAAATAATTCCCGTGGATGAGTGCTGATACGCCACTACCAACGGCGATTGAGTATATCGAAGTACTCGCTGATATGGTACCGTTTAAATGGTTACTCTCAATTACGTGTCCAGCGCCGTAGGCGAGGGAAATGTCGATTCCCGTCTTTGGGGTTCCGCCATTATTTTCAAAATGGCATCCGCGAACATAAAGTGCTGTCGCTCCCGTCCCCACAGAGACGGCTGCGAAAGGTGATCCGTTGTTTTTATTGCAACCCTCTACCAAGCACCCTTCAATGTTAGTAATGTCTGCATTTATTAACTTTACACCCTGATTAAATACATCTGTGAAGATACAGTTCTTGATAGCCAATCCCACGATATTGGTGGCGTTTTCACTTACTCCATATTGTAGGCCCTGAAAAGTGCAGTGATCAATTAGTAAGTTATTTCCGACAGCAAGTGCGCCAGAAAGATAAACGCCAGCCCCGTTGACGAAAACCGGAGTCGCTATGTCGTTAGACATAAAGTCGCAATTAGAGAACTCCACATCAACAAAAGACGTATCGATTAAAATTTGATCTACTGAAGAAGTAGTCCCGATGAAACCACAGTTCGCTATGGTTACTCCCTTAATTATTCCACCGCCAGTTATCTTTACGCAATTAACGCCTGAACTTGTTTTTAATACTGCGTTCTTTCTTCCAGAGCCTTGAATTACAACGCCGCTTTTATTGATTAAAATTGCTGCCGTCAGGAGATATGTGCCGTCAGGTATCCAGATATTACTGGAGAAATTAAGTGCCGCCTGAATAGACGGTGCGTCATTCGTCGCGCCATCGCCCTTGGCACCGAACCAGCGAACGTTGATGGCCGTGTCGTAAATACGATTCCAGCGACCGACGCCACCTGCACTCAATTGTAAGATGGTACCTCCATTGTCGGCTGATCCATCGCCGCTATTCCAACGAAACGTACCGCCGCCGCCGTCGCCTGCGGCATAGTATCCGCGCACAATGTAGGTAAGCGCCGAAGATGGCGCTGCCAATCCCTTGAGCTGCGCGATCGTATCAACAACCAGTGTCAAAGCTGAATCTGCCAGCGTCGTAACTGCCCCCGACACCGTGGGATTTCCGGCCGCGTCGAAGTAAAAAGCCTTGAGCGCTCGCAAAGCAGCGGATGGCAAAGGCCCGATTGCTGCGTCAGTATCCGGCACCGTGATCTGCCGCCCGACCTTGTTGCTGACCTGCTGAATCATCCGCACGACGCGATCAAATGCGCGTTCGACCACGTCAGGGAAGAACCCGCTTTGATTCTTGATGCTGGTATCTTGCAGCAGCGGGATCGTGGACTTGATCACCCATTTGTAACCGCTGGGCAGCACGCCAGCGATGCGCGTCACCGTGCCACCCGTGGCGACATTGACGCCGGTTACGCTGTATTCCGTGCCGTAGGTCAGCGTGCGCGAGGTGCCTGCCGTGTCCGTCTCGACAACCACGACCTCGGTTGCTGCGTTGACGGCGAAGGTGAATCCGTACGTGGCGGTCGAGCCGTTGCCGGTGTACGGATTTTCCCCGATGGCATTGCTGATCGTCATAGCCCGCCACCGTAGCCGGGTGGTGGCTCATCGTCGCCGTGGCAGTTTCTGCAACGTTCAGCGCGTGATGTTGCGGACGCGGTGGTGTTTCATAGATTGAAAGCATAACGCAGGCATGGCATATCGGCTGTGCGCTGGGCCTCCAACCCAGATAGTCGGGTTCAACTCCTGATGCCTGCTCCAGAAAACCTGTCGTCGCGGAGTCTGATCAACTCCGGTCAACAGTACGCACGGTGGGGCCCATGGGGTGATTCCCATACAAACCATACAACCCCAGCCTAACCGCTGGGGTTGATCGTTTTTCAGCGGGGCTTTCCGAACAGCATCACGCGAATTGCCGCAGCCGGATCACCCTTCTTCTCGGCGGTTTCAATGCCGTCGATGATGCGGTTGATCTCGACCGCTGGTAGACCAAGAAGTGCGCCGCTGGCGCCGATTGCCGCCTTGAGTGCTGCCTTGTCGACATCGCCTTGGCGAAGTTGCAATACCAACTCGTTGGCCACATCGAACGAACGCAGACCAGCCGGGCCGCTGTAGCCGAATCCGCCCTGGACGGCGCCGCCGACTTCGCGCACGCCGACCAGCATGCCCATGCCGTAGGCGACTTGATCCGCCGCCATCTGTTCAAGGCGCTTCTTCTCGTCCTTGTCCTTCTCGCCGCGCAGGAACCCGGTTAGCAGGCCGGATGCCACGGCTGGCAGCGTCCAGACCAACAGGGTGTCAGTCCCGGCCCGCAGCCAGGAGCGCGGATTGCTTGGGTCGGCCCGCACCTGTTGGATGGCTTCGCGCTGCAAGTTGTACGTGACGTTGAAGTACGAATAGAACGCGGTGAGCACCTTACTGGCCTCGCCGCCGCGTTGGAATGCCGACAGGTCACCGATGCGGCCAGATCCTTGAGTGTCGAGCACCGTCTGGTCAGCAATGGCAACGGCGTCGGCTTCCGCATCAGCCAGCGGCTTGCCCGCCTTCAGTCCTTCGGCCATGCCGCGCTCATAGGCGCCGATCCAGGTTACGGTGTCCACCACCTGCTGGACCTTGTGCATCGGGTAATAGCCCCAGCGGCGTACGGCGGCCAACTTGCCCTCGGGCTCAACTCGCCCGGTGGCTTCTTGCAGGTTTTGAAGCTGCGTGCTGGCACGGTGGCGCATGGTGCTGGACTTCGCCGTCACCCACGAAGCGCTGGCTTCCATGTGGGCCGCATCGCGGAAGACGCGGGCAATGGCGCTGCCCATGTAGCCGGCGCCCACGCGGGGAATGGATTGCGCCAAGCCGGTGAGATTCACCAGGGAGGAAGTCAGGTTGAAGCCGAACGTGGCGGCACTGCTGTTTTTGCGCAGGCCACGCAACAGGCGCTCACTGGCACTGCGGGCCGGCTTGTCGCCCACGGCGATATCTGCCGCGGTGTTCACGAACTGGTCAAGCGCCCCGCGTCCGTAGCTGTCAATGATCGCCTGGGACAACGCGGCATCGCGCAAGAGCTTATTCTGATCGATCAGCAATTCGCGGTGCGTGATGTCGTGGATCACCTCGGACAGGTGTTCGCCCACAACGCCAAAGTCGAGCCGCAGGGCCAACCCGCTGACATCGCGGGCGCGTTGCTTGGTGTGGCCGCGTCGGGTCTGATTCGATCCCATGGCAGCGCGAAGGGCCTGCTTGGCATCGGCGGCGGCGTTCAAGTCGCCGGCCTTGCTGCTTAAACGCTGATCGTATTTGATCGGGTAGTAGCCGCCCGCCTGCTGGCCAAAACGCGAATCGATCGGCAGGGCTTCGACCTTTTCAGGTGGCAAGCCGGTGGTGCGCTGTTCGATAGCGCGGATCTCGCTCCAGTAGGAATCGATCTGCTTCCAGGTCGCGTTGACCAGCTTCCAGTCGGATTCGTCCAGGCTGTCGATCACGGACTGCATGTCGGCCTTGCCGTAGCCAAGCTGGCCCAGGTACATCAACACGCGCTGACGACCTTCCGCATTGCCCCAGTTCAGGACCAAGCCCAGGCGCTGCTCGTTGTTTAAACGCAAACGGGTGCCGGGAATGTCCTGCCGTGAAATGCCCGCAGATTTCTGCCATTCCTTGAAGTCGGCATCGCGCAGCAGGGTGGCAGATGAAAGCAATTCCTGCTCGGCGGCAGATGCTTCATTGCGTGGGCGGATCAGGTACTCCCAGACTGGCCCGGCATTCTGGAAGCCGTCCATTTCACGAGCCAAGAAGCTGTCCTTGCGGTGGTCTTCAAAATACCGCACGAATCGATCCTGAGCGTTTTCCGTCCAGGTCGTTCCGATGCGCTTGGCAACCGTGCGCGTGGCGTGCTCATTGATGCCGCTGACCAGCAACGCGCTGGCCTCTTCCAGCTCACGCTTGGCGCGATCCTTCAGCAGTTTGTTTTTCAGCTTGGCCAGGTGTTCAACATTGCGCACCGCGTCCAGCACCTCGGCTTGCTCGGCCACCGTCAGGTCTGACCAGTTGCGCCGGCCCAGGTCGGCAATGACCTGCTCGCCAATGGTGACCGGCTCACCGGCATCCTCTTGGCGAGCGATCCACGATTGCAGGCTTTCACGGCGGCGCAGCTCGCGGTTACTGACCCGGCGCAGCTCGTAGCCCTCAAGGATGTTGTCGATCTGTTCCAGGTAGCCATTGGTGCGGGCGAAGCTGAAGCCGGGATTGCTGGCAACCACCTTGCGGGCGTCATCGATCGACGGCACGACCTGAGCCGCGTTGCCGATCTCGTCGTAAACCGTGAACTCCCAGCCACCAGCCTTGCCCAAACGCTGGCGTGTGTCGATGGTGTCGAAACGGTTGAGGTACACCCGGCCCTTGTCGGATGCTTCCTTGGCCTCGGTGGCGGCGCGGTAGAGGTGCAGGCTGAAGCGTTCGCGCTGGGCGGCGTCGAATGCCTCGCGATCGTACTTGGCCTGTTGCTCGGGCTTGCCGTCGCGTGCCTTGGCCGCGGCGCTGAATGCCTCGGCTGATGCCGTGCGAGCGGCACGCCAGTAGGTATCGGGGCGCAAGTTGCTGGCCTTGGTCTTGCTGATCAGGTCGCGGGCGACTTGGCGCAGGATCTCAGTAGGCGCGACCTGTTGGCCGACCTTCGACCCCAGGGCCTTCACCTCGCGGTCGAGCACATGGCCGGCGATCTGATCGGCCAGCTCACCCTTGGCGATCACGTCGAGGCTTCCATCAACCAGCGGATCGGGGTAGCGCTTGGCCATCTCGGCATCGATCTGCTGCGCCACGGTGGAGTCGCGATCCGGCGCCGTGGTCAGAGCCATCCATAGGGCGTCGCCATCCTGGTATCCGAACAGCAGGGCGGCATCGGCCAGCGTCAGGCCACCATCTGGCGAATAGATCAGCTTCCCACGGTTGGCCTTGGGCGCCGCGTCCTTGACCTGCGGGCCGGGCAGCTTGGCCAAGTCGGCGGGGGTGTACGTGCGTAGCAGATCGTCCTTGTTGAGTTTGATCCGGCCCTCATCCGGTGCGCTGTCGCCCAGCATTTCCTCCAGGGTCAAGCCCTCGGGCGGTTGGCCGTCCTGAAGCAAGCGGATTGCCTGATAGACCGGCTGCGCATCGATCTGCTTGGACAGGTCTGCCTTCAGGACTTCCCGCTCACGGTCGCGCTCTTCCGATTCGGCCAGGAAGTCCGCGTGCATCAGCCGTGCCCGCACGAAGTCGGCGGCGCGGTCCTTGCGGTAGTCGATCTCCTTGAGGTAGCTGGAAAATTGCTCTTCGCTCATGCCGGCTTCAGCGGCGGTTTCCCATGGCGACTTGTTGCCGATCTGCTCGTTGGCGCGGGCAATGGCATCGTCACTGGCAAGCAGCCGGTCGAACACGCTGCGCACCTCGGGCGTCAGGTTCACATTCAGGGCGAGCACGTCGCGGTAGATCTTGGTCAGCCAGTTCTTGAAGTTGGCGAAGGCACGGCGCAACGTCGACGAGGGGGCCTTACCTTCCATCAGGTAACGCTCAAAGCCGCGAGCAAATTGCTCGTGTTGGTCGACGGTGAAGGCGGATTTCTCATCGGCGCCCAACCATGCGCGAATGGTCGCCACGTCGGAAACGATCGAATCGGGGGCGGCGCCATTGGTGGCCAAGTCGCTTAGGATTTCAAGGTAGGCGTGGCCCATTTCGTGTATGAACGTGGAGCGGTCGGCACCTTCCAGCAGGGAGATGGAGAGTTGGCGGCCTGGAGCGACGTTGATTTTTCCGCGGGCGGGTTGGCTGTAACTCTTCCCATTCGCCGCATCGATCGCCGCCGCAGCCTGAACCAATGATTCCCATTCGGCTGACCCGCGTGACGGCGAGCGGTCGCCGTTGGCTTTCTTCCACTGCTTCACCAGCGCCATGTATTCCAGCGAATGGCCGGGCGCCGCAACGGTGCCGCTCTGGAAGAAATTGGCGTTCAACTCATCGGCAATCCGTTGCTCTTCCTCGGTGGTCGCAACGGGTTCGCTCTTCAACACCTTGAACGTGTCGGCCAGGTGCCGCTGTGCGACCGCCTCGGCAATGATCATTTCTTGGTTTTTGAGAATCCACCGACCTGCCTTGATGGTGCTGATGTCCTTGCCTGCGGCGTGACGATTGAACGCCTCATCCAATTGCGCCGGGGTGATTCCATCGTCCATTGCGGACTTGACCCAGGCTCCGCCAACGCGCTTTTGGTACGTGGTGAAGACGGGATTGCCCTGCTGATCGGTCGAGCTGGTAGGCCGTCCAAGCGTGACATTTTCCCCAATCGTTTCGCCAAGGGCCTCCTTCAGCGTCAGATTGTGGACGGGCAACGGCTGCTCTTCCAGCGACCGGCCAACGGCTGCCGGGTCTTCGCCTCGTCCGATGCGCTTGATGTACCGGGAATAGATCTCAAACGGATTCACGACCGGCGCGGCGGCGCGGGCCTTCTCCAGAGTCGCCTTCCATTCGTCGGATTTCTGATCAGGCAGATTGCCCGAATGCTCGCGCTTGAAGGTCGCCAGGGCTTCGCGGTCGGCCTGTTCGCGGGATTGCTTGTTGAAGCGCTCGGCGAGGTTCGCCATTGGTTCGGAAACCAGTAGCGACTCATTGCGGGCGGTGGTCGCGTCCCGGCCTGCGGCGATCAATTGGGCTTCGACCTCGGTGCGGATCCTGGCCCGTCCCGTCTCGGTGACGGCATCAACGGGCGCCGCGCCCTGCTCGGCTGACTGCTTGGCCTGCGAGACGGCACCTTGCAGGAGGGTGCGCATCTCTTCCGTGGCGGTGCCCAGCTCTTCCCGGTTGAGACCATCGGGGCGCATCCGTGCCTTGTCCAGCAACGGGCGGTCGTCCTCGGTGGTGTGCGCCAGGAAGCCAGCCGTTGGCACCGGAATGGCGCTGCCTGCTGCCCGTGCGGCTTGGTAGGTGGCCTGATCCACGCCCATTTGCACGGCCATCAGCTCGGGGTCGGCGCCCTTGGCCTCGTAGTGGGCAACGAAGTCCTCAGACTGGAAGTAGGTCGTGGTTCCTGCGGTGCCCGTGTGGCGCTCCAGTAGGTGTTGCAATTGCTCGGGGTTGCGCTCACCCGTTTTGCTGCTGCGGGCAAGGTCGAACGCGGCGGCGAGCCCATCGGCTTCCAGGGCCGATTGACGAAGCTGCACGGCCTCGCGCTGCCACTTGTCGCGGGCGACCTGGGGGAGATTGAAGACGGCGCCAGCGAGCCCGCCCACGGCTCCGGCAGCAGCCAGGCGCGGCAGGAGCTGATCGGCTTTGAGTGCGTCCGGGTTCTGCCCACTACCAACCTCGAAGAGCGCATGACCGAGTTCGGTTGTTGCCTCTTCGGTGGCTTCCATGCCAGCATCAAGCAGCAGGTGCTTCGCGGCGGGCAGCCAGCCAGCGGCGCCGGTCGCCAGATGATCGACACCGGGAACCAGGGCGCGTTGGATGCCGGTGCGACCGAATGCGCCGGGTATGATCGTTTCAATGAGCCAGTTGGCGATTCCTGAGCCGGTACCGTTCTGCTGTGCGTCGTTCACGCCTTCGCGGATGGCCAGCGGTTGAACGGATGCGGCAGTTTTAACCGCGTTCGCGCCGATCTTGGCCGTACGCGTGCCCAACAATGAAGCGACCACGGCGCGTGCGCGGCTCGCCTTCATGAGAGTGGATGCACCCTCGGCAAGCGGCCCACCTGCCAGCATCAACGGCACATCCCCAGCAAGCCCGCCAATGCCACGTTGAATGCTGCCCGATAAGCCGGGTGAAAGCTCCTGTGACGCGGCGGCCAGATCGCTTGCCGCGTTTCTCCCGTCGCTGGTCTGCGTGCCGACGAATGATTGAGTGGACGCCAGTGACGAGGCCGCACCGGCCACTAGGTTGGACGCCATGCCAAAGCGATCATGCAGCTTAGCCGCATCAGCCTCAACGGCAGCTTGATCCAACCCGATATTGAGCCGGCGCTTTGCCAGCTCGGTGTCCAGCGCATCAAGCGAGGCGTACACCGTGGCGTTGCCATCGCCGTGCAGTTCGTTGATCGTGCCGCCAGGGCCGAACTTGAAGCCCTTGGGCAGGATGCCGAAAGGGTCATCACCAGGCCCGGCGACCAACCCGGCCACGGCGCGATCGAGATGCCGCAGCACCGGCATGTCGTCCTGAGCAACCGCCAAGTTGCGCGGGTTCGCTAGCCATCCAGCGAGTTCGGGGTGTTCGCGCTGCGTGCGTTCCAGGTCAATTTCGCGCACTTTGGCTTGCTGCTGCACCTCGGCCAAATTGCGATCGACCATATCCACCGGCAGACGGGTGGCAGATGCCAGGGCCATCACCTGGGCGGCGCGGTCTGGGGTCTGCTGAAGCCCTACCTTGGCGCTCGCCTGAAGCGCGGCGTCCTTGGACGAGCCAAGCTGTTGCACCAGGTCGTCATAAGGATTGGCAACCGGTGCGGGATCTTGAGCCGGCGTGACGCCAACCGGTGGCAGGGTGGCAACCAGGGCGTCATATTCATTTGCTGGCATCGGTGGCGGTCTTCTTGAGGTTGGCGTTGTAAATATCGGTCATCTCAGAATCCGTCAGCGTCCGCCCGGCGCGTGCCGCGGCTTCCTTGATCTTGGCCGCTTCCGCCGCTGGCACCTGCGACACGGCAAAGGCCATGCGATCGACGCCGGGAAGCTGAAAGGTCGGAACCTGCTTCTCGCTGAAGTTGTCGCCAAATGGGTGCAGGATGTAATTTGACACGAATCCGCGTGGATCTTTCACCGTCTGCTGCATCACCAGCTTGTCACTGATCTTGCGCACATCCTCGGGTCCGACCGGCTTGCCCGTTGCCTGCTGCTGGGCGATCACCGCCTGATCGACGAGACGACGGAATGCCACGGCGGGCGGGTTCACCGTCGCCACACCATCCTTCACCGTGTACGGGCGCGGATCGATCCCGAGGCCGGCCAGTGATTCGTTTACCACGTCTTCGCGTGAGCTGATGCCGGTGAGCACCTTGGCGGATGCATCGGCGTTGCCCGACTTCTCGCGCAGGTCTGATTGCAGCTTGACCAGTTCCTTAAATTCAGTGTTGCTCAACTTCATACGGTAGTCGAGCAAGTTGGTTTTCACGAATCCATCACGGGTCGCCTCGGACGACGCCAGCGCCTGGAGCTTGTAATACTGGCCCCAATCGGTGGCAGGCTCTTCGCGCTTGGTCATCGATGCAGCATAGGCGCGAAGCGTGTTCTGTCGCTCTGGAGGGAGTGCCGCCAGGGTCTTTGACGGAATGCCATCAATCCCGCGCAAATTCTTGGGATCTGTCAGCGCCTCATACCCCTGCTTGAAGCTGATGTCTTCGGCCTGCCCCTTGGCCTGAAGGTACAGGCTGTTGAGCCGCGTCACGCGCTCCATCGTCGCATCCTGCAACTTGGGGTCGCTGATCTTGCGCACTTCGTCCAGCATGGTGTCCAGCGGCTTCTCAGTCGAGAAGATTGCCGCCGCCTGACGCTGGCTCTCGCCACGGGTTCCTGCTACGTCCAGAGCGCGAATCGTTTGCGCCTGGGCGTCTGGCGTCATCTCGGCCTGATAACGGTCGAAGTGCGCCTTTGCCCCGGTGTCATTCTCATCGGCCAACATGCGATCGATGACGCTACTGTGCGATTGGCTGATGGTCTTGGCCTTGGTGGCCGCTACCCATTCAGGCGGCATGCCGTTGCGCTGTCCGTAGTCCTGAACGGCGTTCGCCTGGCGGTCGAGTTCCTGATTTACACGGCCCTCGTCCTGGTAGTAGAGCCCAACCGCCTGCTGGCTGGTGGCAAGTCCATCTTGAAACACCTGATCGTCGTACGTGTGGCGCTCGGCGCCCATATGCGACTGCAAAGCGCGATTAACCCCGTTGCGACGATCAGCGGCCAGCAGGCGAAATGCCTCTTTGGCGTCGGGATCGGTCAAGCCCTCTTCGATCTTGGACGCCGTCTTGTCGTAGTCCGGCAGTACCTTATCAGGCAGTCCGAATGCATCCTTGCCGCGCACCTGGAGCGCCACCGGCATCGTATTGGATTCCCAAGCCCCAAGCTGATTGCTGGCGTCCTCAACCGCGATCTGGTGCGCCTTCCGCTTTTCCTGCTGATAGATGTCCTGCGTGACGGCTCCCACGCCCTGCAACGCCTGCCCGATGTCCGCGCCGTAATCGGCAGCCGATGGGCGGAAGTCGATACGCGCACTCGGAAGGCCACGGGCGGTGACTTGATTCTGTGCAACAGGGACGCGCATGGATCAAGCCTTGGCTGCTGAGCCGGCGACAGATCCACCGGCCCCGATGATGGTTGAAATGGCCTGAAGTCGCCCACGACGCATGGCGGCATCGCCCTGCATCCGCATGCTGGTTGCACCCACTTTGTAGCCCCAGGCTTCGCGGGCGGCGTTGTTGCGGATCGTCAGCGCGTCCTCTTCGCCGATGCGCTGGGCGTCGATCTGCACTTGGTCGCCACTGCTGCCTGCGTCGCCAACCTGCACGCCCTGCCCGGCAAGCGATGCCCGCTGTGATCCAATCAAGGCGCGGGTCTGAATGCGGCTGCGGGTTTCGTCGACGTTGCCGCGTGCAATGGCGTCGACGGCCTGCATTTCTGCCACGTTGGCATTCCATTCGCCAATACGCTGCTCGTCCTGCCCGGCGCGAAAGGAGCCATAGGCAGAAATACCTGAGCCGATCATGCTCAGGCCAGCGCCCGCGATCATTCCAGCACCCATGTCAGGCCCCTCCTACATCGCCGGTCGGCGCAACGGCAAGCACCGCCACAGGCAACGGATCTGCCTGCTGAAGGCACCAATGGCCGTTATTGTTCCAGGTAGAATCTAGACCCACCTCAACGGCACCAGTCTGCAACAGCGTGGGGTCGCCGTAATTCTCAGTGGTGCGGAATTTGACCTCATAGAGGTGATCAAAGTCCGTGCCGGCGTACATGCCGCGGCTCGACTCAAGCAGCGCCGTCACTTTCTTGACCAGCTTTTTCTTGTCGGTCAGGGTTTCGCTCTGCACGTTCTCGAGATCCAGCGATTCCAATTGGCTCACATAGGGAAGGCCGACGTGAATGATGGTATACGGGCGGGTCAGGTGCACCGTTCCACCGGTTACCACCTGCTGCGGCTCAACGTTGCCATCGGCCAGGATGGAAACCGTCTGGCCTTCCAGATGGCTCAGTCCGCCCACGTCATCAACGGCGCGTGACCAGACTGCTGTTGCTACGCCCTGGAATGCTACCGGCACATCACGCTGCGCCCGGACGCTGACGACGGTGCCGCTGGTGTAGGCGATGATGCGACACTCCAGCTTGGCGGTCCCAACGGTGACGAAGATGGAGTTGTCCACATCGCCAGCGATGAAGAACGATGCCGACGCCGTCAGGGTCAGCACATCATCAACCGTCCACCCGCTACCGGTCAGGGTCATGGTCTTGGCCGTGGTGTTGCGTCCATCGTAACTCAAGCCGCAGTCAACGAAGAACGCATCGATCGATACGTCCGTAACCCGGCGCGAGGCAAAGCGCTCAATGAAGCGCTTGGTGACGCCGCCGATGGTGCGATTGACCACGACATACACCGCGTCCTCCGTGCCCTCGGGGATGGACACAATGCGCTCATAGGCGCCCAGGGTGTCGTGACGGTGCCAGGCAACCACCTGCTGTTCGCGCAGGTAGGTCAGGCCCAGCATGACGCCATCGGCGCGGATTGCCCACACGATGGATTGCGGAATCTCGGCATAATCCCAATCGACAATGGTCTGACCATCGAACAGGTGAGCGCTGAAGGTGGTCAGGTCGTCGCCCTGATACCCATCGGCGTTGATGTCGTAGCGGTAGTCGCGCACGATCGACCCACGCGCTTGCAGATAGATGGCCGTATTCCCGATGGCGATAGGCGATGGATCGCCCGCACCGTGGTAGCCCTGCTGCTGCACGTTGATGGCGGTCGGCTTCACGACGCCGTCTGTGTCGCCCTGAATGACGAACTCGCCGCCGCCCGTCAGGGCCGACAGCTTCCCGCCGATCTCAATCAGGTGCAGCACTTCATTAACCTGCCGGCCTGCGAGGGTGAAGATGATAGCGTCATCGTCCTGAATCGGGGTCCTGGTCGAAAAATTGTGAAAGTTCCCCACCTGCGAAAACCACGCCTTTTCAGTGGCGTTGTTGGTATTCGCGAAGCACATGCGTTGCTGGAAGTAGGTGGCGGTTGAGGGGTAGTTCCCCGCAGATCCGAAAAGGATCGGGTACTCTGCTGGGTTATCGCTCTGGTCGGGGGTGATCCCGCCGTCGACAAACTTAGCCGTCCCAGCAATGCCGATGAAACCGAATACGCCGTTGACCTCTTTGTAGACGTAATAGTTCTTCGCGCCGGACACCGCGCCCCAGGTAAGGGTGATCGGATTGGCGATGGTTGGTGATGCGATTGAACTCAGGGCAAAATAAATAGTACGGACCCCTCCGCCGCTGGTAAATACGCCATACCCGGTAGAATCAATTCCATTGAGCGTGAAGGTATTCAGGCCAGTGACGGTGATGGTGTAGGTATTCCCATTCAACTGCGTCATACCGTTAACGACGTAGAAGGTCACTTGGTCGCCGTTCACATAGCCATGCGGCGCACTCGTGGTAATGGCGCAGGGGTTAGCGTTGGTCGCTGCAAAAACAGTCGCGCCATAGCCGCTGCCGGGTAAGCTTTCCTCCAGGGTTCCAGATGATACGGCGCTGACCATATACTTGATAGTCAGCGCCCCTGCCGTCCCTGTTCCAGTGACACCTTGGGGGGCCGCAATTGATGGAAGAAAGCTCACCGGCGCCAACGTCCACGCCGTGTGCCCGGTACGCTTCAATTCATACGGCGGATAGTTCGGATGAACGATCGTCACCACGTCGGCGCTCTGCACATATTGCAGCGTCAGCAAGTCGGCAGTGACGTAGGGGGTGACGATCTCATACGGGACGCCAGGCGAAGTCTCCAACATCGCGCCATTGCGGATCACGCGCATGTACAGATTGCCGAACTCCAGCACATAGGTCTGACTGGCGTTGAATACGAACTTGATCAGCCGAACCGAGCCGCTGCCCTTCGTCTCATAAATGAGCTTGGTTCCTGGGCGGTTCTGTACGCCGCCGAATCGCTGAACCTGGAAATTACGGCAGGTCTTCAGGCCAGACTGATACTTGGATTGATCGGCGCGTGCGTACAGGCCGGGGGCCAGCTCGCCGCCTGAAAAGCTCCGCTGGATGGCGGTGGTCATGTCATTCTCTTCCGGTGATGAAGATGCTGTCTGGCTCCGGATCGATGCCGGCCTCGTTGTAGGCGATGGCGCGGGCCTTTTCGATCACCGCCAAGTATCCGTCGCGGCACTCTTCTTTTTTGCCAGCGGCGGCACTGATCGGCGACGCAATGTTGTAGCCCAGCAGCCACGCCACGGCCTGTCCAAAGTCGACCGGGTAAAAGCCTGGGTCCGTGATGCGCTTGGTGTACAGGATCACCGCGGGGCTTTGGTCGCAGTAGATCAACAGGCCGCTGGCGTCGCTGCCAACTTTGTACGGTGCGCCCTGCGTCGTGCGCCCGCCGCTGACCAAGCGCTGCAACCGGACGGAGTCGTTCGGGTAGCGGTAGCTGTAGCCCCAATCCGTATTCGGCGCCACGGCGACTTGCCCCAGCGTGGCGTAGGTGTCAGCAAACGGCCACGGGAACTCGGCCAGCGCCTGTTCCTTGATCGTGGGCAGCCAGAGACGGCACATGGCCGCCTCTTTGCTGTTCTCGTTGATGTTGCTGATAGACCGTGAAACGCCCACATTGCTGAGGGCCTGATTGCACAGGTCGAGGTCATTGTAGGGCATGCCGTCACCAGTTCATGGGGCCAGGTAACGCCCGGCCCGGTTTACTTCTTGCCAGCGGGCCGCGATGCCTCGGACATCGTATCGGCGGACTTAGTTCCGCCCTGAATCACCGCAGATGGAGCCGCTTCAATCGGCGCGACCTTGCCCGTCTTGCCCACCGGCTTTTCAACGCCGCCTTCGATCTGGCGTTGGCGGGCCAGGGTATCGAGACGCACCAGCGCATCCTTCGCTTCATCGTCCAGCGGCACCCAGCGCGGGCCGATGTTGTCCAGATCGATATCAGCGTCGAACTCACGCACAGCCGGATTACGGACATCGGCGGCGATGTATTCGCCATTAACAAACGCGCTGGAAGTGATCTGGAAACGCATAGTGAAGGTCTCGTTTTGGTTGGAGGCTTGTGACGCTGAACCCCAGGGGCCTTGCGACACCTGGGGTAGAGCAACCAGCAAAGAGACTGGATCTTAGATCAGGCGATATTCCTGATCCCACGCCAAGCCGGCGTAGATGATCGGGATATTCGGCGTGGTTCCGCCAACCGTGTAGTTGAAGCGCACATAGCGCTTCGGCGTGTGGCTGGCGATACCCAGATTCAGGCGCCCATAGGCGGTGCCGGAAACCAGCGTCGGTGTGGCCGTGGCGATCGTGATCAGATTGACCGAGAAAGCCGTATCGTCAGCGCCTTGCAGCGTGACGACCAGGGTCGGAGCCGTGCCGGTCGGGGTTCCGATTTCAACGAACGCACCGCTAGGCTTAGCGCTGCCATTCCAGCCGAGATTTTTCGCGGCGAGGAAGTCGATGTAATCGGTAGACGCCGCCGAAACGGTCAGCGTCTGGGGGTTGGAGGGAGCATTCAGAGCATCGAGAAGCATGATGGAGTACCTGTGCGGAAGTGGTGGGGCGTGGGGCTGAGCAATCGCTCAGACCACCACCGCCTCCGTGTTGGTGATCGCGTCAACGATGCGGATCGGGATGCCCAGGAAGTGGGCGATACGCGAGCCGCCGCGATCAATCCACTCCAGCAAGTTCACGGTGCCCTTCTTCGCCAACTGCTTGTTGAACATCGAGAAGGTCGAGCGATTCATGTAGAACACCGGCTGAACCGTGTTCAATTCGAACATGGCGGCGATGGCGTCGTACATCGACATGACCAGGTCGGCGCCCGTCGACAGGTCGGCCTTGAGCGCCGAATTGTCGATGTTGCAGATACGGACGAGGTAGCGGTAGTCCTCAACGCACAGACCCACATTCCACACCCACTTGGTCACCCAGGCGGTGTAGCTGTTGCCCGACGCGTCGTTGACCAACTGCTTGGGCAGATCGGTATCCATCTGCAAACCGGCACGCTGCCCCTTGGGGTAGATGCCGTAGACCGTGGTGGGCGACCAGCCAATGAGCCAGATGGAGGTCTGGTCGGCACCGGAGGCGGTCAAATCCGCCTTGATGATCTGCGCTGAGGCGACATTGCCGGCTGTGACGTTCAGGCGCGGAGCCAGGC